CATCGCTACTGTGTTTGCAAGTTGTGCAATTACGCTTTGCAGCTTCATAAATTCACGCTCTGCCACGTTGCGCGTATCAGCGCCAACAAAATCTGGCGAGTAGGAGATGTCTGAACGTACAGGAGTGTGATTGCTCATCGTCTTCCACTCACCTCGATGTCCATGTACCCATTCGCCCAACGGAACTGGCCCATTTCTTTAAACTCAAAACGCAGGCTTAGATAGCGCCCAGATGTGCGCATATCAGCCTGATATGAACCAGGGCCAGTTTCATCTAGCCAAGTCGGTTTTTCCCAGACAGGATCTGCTAATGCGCTTTCAGCCCATCCGGTACGAATGCCGACCTTGCCCTCTCCGGCCAATTGCATGTGATATTGCTTCAAATGCTTTATGACCCAGCCGTTAATGCCAGCGTCATCAAGATCAATTGCCTTGCGCTCAACCCAGCTTTCGCGCTCTTTAGAATGAAATGCCTCTTTCTGACAAATGCCGTTAGGAGTTAAAGCTAAAATTTTGTATCTGTTTGTGTAGGTGTACTGGTCAATCCAGCGCCAGCGGGGGGCTTCACTAGCGTCTTCATAACGAACGCCAGAAAGCACTAACTTGTCGAGGGTTACATCTATGTCAATCGGGCAAGAAAGCTCAGACAGAAAAGCCAAATAGCTTGCCTCAATCACCACAATAGAATTTAAAGTAACGGGTATCTTTACTTTTCTGTATTCTCTTCCTTCACTATCACTGCCCATATTGTCGTAATAGGTATAGCTGTGAGCAGGAATAGGCACAGGAATTGGGATAGCGCCATCAAACCTTGTACTTGTCACATCAAGAGGGCGCGGCGCTCCACTTGTGTCTGATCTGTAAACGTAAATGTCACCCAGCTTGTCTGGGAACGGATCATCGTTTGCGCTGTTGGCAATCATTCCCGTTGTCTTGGAGTTAATGCGGATGGTTGCCTCTAAATAACCCTCTGCATTTGCCACATACTTCATCTCGCCAATAGAGCCTAGCTCTTTGATCTGAATGGCAACATCGTGTCTAGCGCGGCCTTTTAGTTTTATTTCATTCCCCGCAAGCTCAACAGTGCCTTTACGAATCTCAACGCCGCTATCAGCTTGTGGCTGCTCATCAATTTCAAAATTGACTGTTTCGGTGGGGAAGTAATCTTTCCAAGGGCCAGTCATGTCAGCCCATTGCGCTCCAGTCTGCGGCAGATAACCACGCCTTGCATAAGTAATCGGCTTATTGTCAGCCTCACCATCTACCCAGCCAAACGTGCCTGTTGAGTAGCTAAAGACGCAGCCTTTTCGCCCGTGAATAGAATCAAAATAAATCCATATCTCTCGATTTTCTTGGTCATGACACAGAGTAGTGTTTTTGAGATTTACAGCTCTCTTGAAAAACTCGACATCGAACATGTCCTCGCCAACCCTAGTGGCTGTAGAACCGTCATGTATGTAAAGCTGATCACCATCAACAACAAAATGGTTGTTAGAAAACTCGCAAACGCAGTAAGGGCCAGCAGCACCGCGCTCAAATAAACGGCGGGTTTGAACAACATACTGACCGCCCGTAAATACCAAGGCGTGTGCTGCGGTGGGGGTGTAAATAATGATTGAGTCATTGAGAGGCTCGGCTGCTATATATCGGCCATCTGCCGCGCCAACAACTTGCTGAACAGACAGCGTTGCTGGGCTGATGTAATCCCATGAGGGCGGGCCACCTCTAACCGCACCAGATATGCCCGCATCTGCCCCGCCGCCAGATTCGCCTTCTGGGACTTTATAAGTAGGATCTGATGTAGTGTCGCTGACCCAGCAAACATTAGACTTTTGCTTCATCTCCGTTTTTTCATAAACAGGAGACTGATCTGGAATGTTCTCAGGATCTAATTCTGCATCAATTGGCTCTCTCATCATGAGGCCAACTGCAACCAACTGAGATTTATAAGCTACAAGCCTTTCGCAGCGGGCCTCTGTGTCAAAACTAGGGTCGCCGCCAGTAGTTAAATCCCACTCGGTAGAGATAATTCCCCACTTCGGCAGCGGAACAAAATAGCTGTTTTTAGAGACGTTCTCAGGGGCGTCAACAGTATCCCAATCGAACATAAAGGGCGGGTGTTCGACGCAATTAAAGATAACCGTGTCACCCCAATGCGTGAAATGCCACACTGCGTCTGGTGAAACTTCTGCTGGCGTAAAGTACCAATCAGTGCCGTCATACATATGCAGCCCGCCCTTGCTGGCGGCAAATATATGTACGTTCCCATTACGCAATTTGGTGGTGAAAATCTTGAAATCGTAAGCAACCGGAATACGCAGTGTGCTTTCAGCTATTTTTTCAATCCCCAGATTGGTAAACCGCACGTTATAGCTATCCGTCCAGGCATTAACGGGCAGGGCTTGACCGTTTTGGTCACCCACTACGCCGATTTGCCCAAGATTGATGTGCGGAAGGATCATGGATTTAAATTAAGCTCACTTTCTAAAACAAAAACGCGCCTTTTGAGGTCATCAATTTCTCGCTGCATATCAGGGATGATTTCTTGCAACGTCACCGCAATGGCCTCGTTAGAAACACGCAACGGCCCGCTCGCATTAGGAAAAGTGTCTTTCAGCGTTTCTTTAATAATCCGAATTTCTTCAGCACCCTCTGCCACCGGATCAGTGGCAACGGGCTTCGATGCGTCAAGCGTTGTGATGTAACCCATCATTCACTCTCCGTATATGCGATGATGTTCCCGCTAGCTATAACCTTTGGGTAAGTGATGTCACCGTTGCGGCATTCTTTTTCAAACTTTTCCAAATCTGATACCCGCTTCTCTTGCCAGCCGTCCTCGCTCAACTGCAAGTTGTCCACGGTCACTTGAAGTGCTTTTACTTGCTTATCAAGGTCTTCAACCTTGGCAATAAGGCCCAGAAAAGAATCGACTGCGCCAGCGCCTTCAAAAAGACTGCGCCACTCGCCATCACATCTAACGTAGCTATCGCCGTCATAAGGCGCTTCTGGGCAATACATAAACCCAGAGGTGCTGGAGCCCAACGTAGATCGGTCAGACCAGCCGCCATCAACGCTGTTGTCATTGCTTAAAGAACTTGGCGAGCCGCCATCTAACATAGCGCCACGATGAGGTGGCACATAATTCCAAACATTTTGATTTTTAGGAGTAGACACTCATTACCTCCATTACAGACCCCATATCAGCATCGGTTTTCGTGCCATTTAGCTGCTGCAAAGTCTCTTCAAATTTTGATTTCCACAGCGCGATGCGTGGATCGTTCATCAGGAACCCTTCAGCGTGGCTCAGAGCGCCATACAGATACGCTGGATAAGCATCTTGCAACGTGCTTGTGTTCGGATTAGCAGCGTCTACAGGGCCATCAAAGCGGTACATGTGTACATGCACAATGTCCTGCTTTGGTGCAGGAGCAATAGGGTGAAAACACAGATAATTCTGTATTCTGGTAAACACTTCTGGTCGGCCATTGCCAGTAAGGTAATGACCAAATTTTGGCGTCAGCCACGGGGGGTAAGATTCTCTGTCTAGCCCCGAGTCAATAATCGCTTCCGGCGGCAGTAAGCCCTGATCAGGTGGCCAAGGCATATCGGGCGGCAATATCTCAATAATAGACAGCCTGCCCTCGCCCCTAGGCTCCGGAATAATCGGGAACCCAGCAGGCTCTTCTTCAATGATGGGAAATCCTGCTGGCGGCTCTTCATCTGGTAGCGGATAACCAACTTCTGGGGTTTGAATCTTTGCCTGCGCTGGCGGGCAACGATGCAATCGCCTGTAATACTCAGCGTCAGACACGTATTGCAACGGAATGCCATTAAACAACACTGTTTTTAACTCTATAGCCGAGTCAGGCAGTCTCACCGCTGCGTTAATCGGGTAACCCACAGTGAGAGGGGTGTATGTCACGGTGGTTTCGTTGCACGTAGCACGCAACCGCCGGAAAAGATCCTGCTCCGCAAGGGCAATAAAGCGTGGAATTTGCTCGTCTAAATCTTTTCTATTGAGAAAAGCGCGAACATCATTAACAAGATCGGGATAACTTCTCATTTGCTATGCCCTGGTAGCAATTCCGGATAATTCTTTTTAAGCCAAGTTAAAAACACTTGCTTAACTTGCTTATCGGTAGCAAACCGATGCCAGAAATCCGCACGCTCATCTTCGGGCAGGCTATGCTGATATTTAACCACAAGCTCCATAGGAATTGAACCAACGTACTTCCAATCCTTCTTGTAGTAATCAGATTGATCCTGTTTGTACTTAACGTGCGCTTTTGCGGCATCCGTATCAAAGTGATAGCCACGATAACCTTGGCCATCTTCGTAAGAAAAGGTCTGGGAGCTTCCGCTCCCAGCCTTTACCAAACGATGTCGATAATCCGACATCAGATGCTGACGCCTGTTACTGCGGCATGCGCCGAAGTGTTCAACACGGCGTAGGTACCCTCCCAGAGAATTTGCCTCTTATCTGAGTCACCCATCTTGGCAATGGGCCAATCCGCAGTCGGACGCAGTACCGGAGTAGCTGTGTAGTTGAAGTCAACCAACAGCATCGTGCCTGCTTCCATGTTGCGATCCAGTACAACGTCAAGCTCGCCATACGTTGAAACGTACAGGTCAATGACGTTCACGATCTTGCGCTCGTTACGGATGTCACGCTGACGGCCTGCCGCCAAAGCAAAGCTGGAGACAATGCCAGCAGTCTTGGGGTCAGTTACCAGATATGAGGGGTTACCGCCCTTCATGTAGGTAGCCAAGTGAGCATCCAACAGGATTGACTCGACCTCTTCCGGAGTTGTTGCACCAGAGCCATCCAGCACTACAGAGTCATCCAACTGAGGGACAAAAGACTCCATCAGACGCGCGCCAGTTACGACACCTTGAGGGTCGGGGAAAGGCGGAATCTGAGGCGTAACGCCATCTTCTGGGTAGCAAGTCGGATCAGATGTCAGCGCATTAGCCGCACCAGCGTTTTTGGTTTGAGACATACCAACAACCGCAAACTCTTGGTCGTTAGCAAGCTCGCCGTAACGCAACTCCAACTGATAAGCCATTTCAGAGTCACGGCCATACTTGTCCACTTTCTCAAGTGTACCAGTGACCTCTGCAACCTTGCCCATAATCTGGCAGTAGTTGTTCAACTCAACAATTGGCTTTGACTCGTCCATACCAGCAGCAGCGCCTTCCAGCAATGCATTTGGACCTGGACAGTTAAGGTCATCCTGTGACCACTCATGCAACTTACCAGTTGCGCGGATAGTCTTGGACATACTCACCACGGGGGTGTCGATCGGGCTGATGTTGTAGATCACGTCCTGGACATCTTCCGCCTGACGGGTTTGGATATAAGTGTTGTCTTGTGCCATCTTTAATTCCTCCTACGGACGATAGCTATCGCTCCGCAGCAAGCTGTGCCGCCTTCATTTGAGCAAACGCACCGCGTGTATTCGGGCTTTCCTCAAAGGCTTTCTTGGCATTCATAAACTGACCCTTGACATTTCTGCCTTGACGGGCCTGATTAGCACTTGCTGGCTTCTGCGATTTACGTTTTGCGACTGTTTTCGCTTTCTTGCCAGCGCCCTTGTACAGCATTGAGTGATAAAACATTTCAATGACTGAAGGCTCGGTAATCATGTTAAACATCTCTTGAGACAAGCCCATAGACTCAGCATGCCCTCTAATAGAGGAATAAGTCTCTGACCCCCATTCGGGGATCTTGACTTGCAATGCTCTTGAGGCTAATTCAGCCTGCCTTGTCATTTTCTGCTGAAAAGCCAAGGTCTGTTGCTCATGAATCTGCGCTAAACGCTGATTGGCAATTTGCTCTTTATGCATAGCATTTTGAGCTAATTGCTGTACTTGCTGAACTTTGTCAGGAGGTACTTGCGACCAATCAATGTTTCGGAACTGATTTGCATTGCCCGACGCTTCCTGTTGCAACAACTCAGCCATCTGGCGTGCGCCAGTTAGTGAGTCTTCCAACTCATGCTGAGTTTTTGTAACGGAAACCATGTTGTCAGACAATTGTGATTCATATTCCTCACGCTGCATCCGATCCTTCGTAAACTGGCGCTGAAGGTCTTTGTACTGCTTTTCAAGACGTTGATACTTAACATCCATTGGGACTTCATCATCGGTTTCCTCATCAGTTTCCTCATCAGGTTCGATGTCGTCGCCGTCCTCAATGGACTCATCTTCTTCGCTATCAACTACTTCTTCCGTAGCAGGCTCAGATGTCCCAAATTCAGTCTCTTCGACCTCTTCGGGTTCTTCGCCAGCAACGTGATCTGGGGCAGGCTGGGGTGGAGCCTCATCTCGCTCTTGCGCCATACGTGCCATTGCCGCTTCTCTAAAGCTAGGTGCGCCGCTCTCTTCGCTCACTGGTATTCCTCCGCTTTAAAACCATACTGATTGGGCTGCTGTTGCTGCTGTTGCTGAATCGTCTCAGCTTGCGCAACGTAACCCGCCAAAGTCTGCGCTGAGTCTTGTAAACCTCGCAGACGAAAATAGATTTCTTCTCTTTTCCTTGAATGGTCAACCTGAGTTGAAAGCCACTCATTAAAGTAATGGTTCAATGTCTCCTGATACGCCATCTGAAATATCTGGCTGTTCATCAACTGTGCCGCTTCCATCCCCGTCTGTAACACTTTCTGGATATCGGTTCCGGATGAAGGCTTTTCGCTTGTCTGGGCCATACGCTTCCTCTCTCTGCTTTAGCCGTTTAGTTACTAAGGGATGAACAGGGCCATCTGGCGTCTTGCGCCCTCTCTTCATTTTGATGGCATTGATCATGGTTAAATTATCCATTGCCCATTTTCTCCAGCTTGGCCCTCTCAATGGCCAGCTTTTCAAGGTCAACATATTGATTGTGCGCGTGTTCCTGACTATCCATTTGATTATCAAACATCTTGTCGGTCAAAGTGGTCTGCACAGACATCATCATTGACTCCGCTTGAGCCTCATAAGATGAGGCTTGCGAGGCCAACAAAGTCTTCTGCAACTCGCTCATTATGCGTTGCTCTTGTTGCTGCTCTTCCATCTGAACTTGCTGTTGCATCATCATCTGCTGGAACTCTTGCGATGTCGGAGACATCAACAAGTTAGCAGTGTTCTTCATGCCCATGTCATCTAGAACCTTGTCAAATAGCGCGTGACGCTGAGTAACGCCATAAATGCCTGCCATTGTCTGATCCTGCATAAGAAGCTGATGAACCATCATTAACTGTGACGCGCTTCTAACCGCCTCATCAGGCGTCAGCGCAGCGTTCACCTCCATGTCTAGATCGTCTTGGTTCCAGCTTGCAGGAACGACAGGAACAACTTGACCGCCAATCTCAAACTGGTCTTGAGTCTTGTCATTTTGTATAGCTAACTTAATTATGTGCTGAGACAAAGGAACAAGAAACGTGCGCGCAAAATCTCGCGCTGCCATCAACACCCTGCGTTGCCCAGCACTGGTCAATTTGGCAATCATGTCAGATGCGTTCTGATTGTTGACCGCACCCATCTCCATGCCCTTAGCCAAACCAGACATGCCATTACGCTCTTCACCATCAGCCTTCAGCATCTGAACAACATTCATTGTCAGCGGGCTTAACTCAGGCGTAGCAAGAGGCGTCACACTTCCAGGCTGTCTAGACCAAATCACACCACCAATAGTGTTATCCAGCAGGTCGCGTGGATTCTTAATAGCCCCCACAGACGCTTCATAGCGCGTTGTGTTTCGCATCTGCTGGTTATCAATGATCAGGCGCTTGAGAATTGACTGTGTGCGCTGTACCCCAGCCATAACGTCTGCGGTACAAGTGCCGTCAGCAGCATGGCTGATCTTCATTTCTGACCACTCAAAGAATGGAAAGCAATCCACTTCACGTATAGCAGGAGAGCCATCAGCCCAACGCAGAACCTCACCGCATGACCAGTGAATCTCCATCAGCTTCACGCCCTCTGCGAGCATGTGAGGGTCACCCACAACAGTACCCTCATCAACCCATGTCCACGTTCTATAGACAGTGACAATCTCATGTACGCCAGTACGGTTGTAAGCCTTCAGCTTCTGATAAGTGCCGTCATGCGCCTTGCGTGCAGAATCTTCATCTTGATTGCGGAAGCGATAATCCGGCGTCAAGCCGTCAACTTGCTCCGGATCGTAACCATCTAAAAGCAGTCGCGCGCGTGGGACATCCTGCTCCATCGCCACATACATGCTGTCTTCAACATAACTGGCGTTTGGATCTCGGAAAAATCTCTCTGGCTCAATTAACTGAAGCTCAACGTGACTATCATCTTTCTCAGCCACAATGTATCCAGACATTAAGCCATTAGGGTCGTAGACAAGGTTTTCTTCTGCAATGTCTACAACCTGTTTCTCTTGCAAAATAAGTTGGTACTGGTCGGGGGTTGCGCCTTGAATGTCAATCGTTTCTGATGATGTTGAGGCCACCCACTCGGCCAGTACCACACACCGCTTCGCTACCAATGCGTCATGAAACGCATCTCTAAACAACCGCTCATAGTTGTTCTTACGAAATACATTATTTGTGTACGCAGTCTTGGCGTCATCCTCAAATGGCACTTGCGAGCCATTAAACCGCACTGCGTCACGGTCACTAAGAAACGTCTCGCTGAATATGGCTTTCTTAGCCTCAACAGCATCCTGTACATCAGGAGATATGTACTTGCTGCGCCCCTTAACCTCATTGCCAAGAGGCTCAAGGCTGTACATACGATGATTGCGCGCTCTCTGTTCCGCAACATCAAACGTAGCAACATGAGACTCTTCTACTTGAGACTCAAGTAACTTAACAAGTTGTCGGAACTCATCGTTCATAATCAGCAGCCCTTCATTGGCCCTACAATGTTGTCACGCACCGGACGCTTCTCGCCCAAGCCTTGAATTTTATTACCCGCAAAACCCATGCTACTTTGCTTTGCTTCGGGGCCGCGCTTTTGCTTTGCTTTGTGGACGCTGTGATCCCCCGCCGCCATCTGCTTTTTTCGCGCTCCGCTTTTTCCCTTGTTGCTTACTTTTTTCCAGCCCTTCATCGGACTCTCCTCCAAGTTTTTGCTGATCGGTTGGGTTCATCTTGAAAGCTGCGTAGGCGTTTTTCATTCTCAATAACAGCTTCATATTTTTTGTCTTCCTTGCTCATAATTTCGTTATGCTCAAAATGCTGGCGGGTAGTCTCCCGATCCATTGCCATTTTGTTCCACTCATCATCCTCTTCAATAGAGTTGATGGTGACATCGGTAGACCACTTTGAAGGTTTGCCTGCCATGTCA